CTTTATTGAAAGGTGCTGTAATAGGTATATTATCTTCTACCAATGCATCGTGTTCAAATATTAAATACTTATAGTTATCGCTAACACACTTTTCCCAAAGGCTAAAGTGTGATAAGAAGGCGGCTCTACAGTTTTGTCCTCGTGAATATACCTCATCAAATCCTCTTGTATCGACTCCCTTTTGAACTAATATACTATTCGGATTATCTTCTGGCGTATAAGCTTTAAATTGTTCTACTTTAACTCCAAACTTCGCTGCAGAGGATATGCATCTATTAGCTATATTTACAGATTCCTGTTTAGATTGTATTGTAATTACGTATGATGCTAGCATTTTTATATTATATCACAAAATAATTGTAAAGTAAACCTATAATGTTGTTGAAGAAGGTAGTCCTTGGACTCGAGTATACAGTTCTTTTGTAACTCCCATTTTCTTAATAAGTTGTTTGCACATCAGCGCATCATTTGGCCACATACCATATTCTTTAACGGCATCTAGCATTTTCTTAGCGCCTCCCGGTTTTATTATATATGCAGAATTACCCGCCAATCCTTGAGGTATGTTGTAATCATCTACTGTAGGTATTGGCTGCACATCTTCCGGTCTTTCCTGAATCCATTTGTAATATTCACCTGATCTTCTAGTAGCCCTTCTTGGATCGTTGATTCCAATAATATCATAGTCAGAATCTAAGATATAATCATAGTCTAATCTCTTTATAAAAATGGAATCATGTTCTAAAATAAGATAAGGTAGTTTGGATTGATAACATTCTTTCCAAAGATAGTAGTGACTCATTGCGCATGACATCCTCTTAAGAGGATCGTTAGTCTGATATGCGGATTTCAGCAATCCACTCTTAATATCTAGTAGAGAACCTTCCCATGGATAGTTCCACTCTACCCTTTCTTTTGTCATGACTCTAGAAACTGTAAGAGGTGTTACGGCATTGAAGTGCTGTATATCAAATATATTGCCTACAGTTTTAGAGGATCTTATAAGATTCGCTGCTCCAAGAAAAGATCTCTGATCATCGATTATTGTAATTACATGTGCTAGCATCACTTCTTTTTACAAATAAAGACTATACCTCCAGCCTTAACATCTTTTGTAATCTCACCTACTATAACTAAACCTTGTTCTTGTAATAATTGTTTTATCTCTGCTGCACTGGCATGTAAAGGATCTTGTGGATAGTTTGGTACACTCTGCTGCTCTGAATATTCTATGTACATTTTTCCATTTTCCGATAACTGATCTTTCCATACACGAATCGTTTCATGTGGATCTATACTATGATCAATAGAATTAGAATAGACAATGTCGAATTTACCTACCCAATCTGCTATAGGTTTATTGAAATCATGCTGTACAGTCATAGGATAGTCTAAAGCGTTTTCACCTATCTCAGTTCCAAGTGGAGAGCTTTGAGGTAAGAATTCTCTAAAGTATTTTTGTTCTCCTGCTGCACGAGTTCCATGACATAAGATATTAACAGCATAAGGACTGTCTTCTGCTATCTGCTTAATCGTAGATTTTTTAACATATACCCAACCAACTTTTTCAGCATTAACTCTTTTCTGCATTGCAATATAATCTTCGTAACTTTTAAATTTGTAAACTTCCATACTATTACCTATATCTTTCTGATGACGGTATAACCTACGTTAGTAGTACCTCTTTCTATGATTTCCCATTTCTTATCATGGCAAAAATATTCTACACCTCTCTGTAATTCAGCTACAGAATTCGTGTCATGAAATACCATATATTTTCTTACACTGTGATGATGCATTTCTAATTCTTTTTCCATGTGAAACCATCGATGGTATGAATCTATTAATAACATATCTACAGTTTCACCTAAAGATGCAAATCCTGTTGAATCTGCCAACTTAACTGATAGCTTAATATTATTTTCAATACAGTATCTTTCTGCTATTGGTCTTAAAAATCTATTATATTTACTCAGATCTTTATCAACTAATTCTACTATTTTTGGTTTACATAACATTGCGCATGCAGCAGTACCACCTTGATGCGTACCAAGTTCCTTATATGAATCACAATATTTCATATATTTCTTTATAGCATCATGTTGTTCACAGTAATCATCACCATGTGCTTCTTCTTGTTGTCTACGTATTTCAGAATAGAATTCTTCTAATGTTTTTACGTGACCTAATTCTGCATTTATCATTTTATAAAACTCCACTTTGATTGAGGTTCATTAACTACAGTATATAAATCTTTTTCGTTCCACTGTATCCCACTGAGCTGAACATGTACTAATTTTGTATTTTCATTTCTAGGATCATGTATTGGATTCGCTATTGACATCGGACCACGAATAAAATGTACCTGTTCATTCCATCCATTATCCATCTCTACGAAATCCATGCCGTGTATGAATAACATGGCGTGAAAATAATTTTGGTCTACCGTATAAAATCTTCCTAGGTTTGCCTTCTTCATAATATCTATATAATTTTGAAAGGGCGTCCATGTCCTAGCTTTCTTCATACCTCTATTTGAAAATAGTACTACACCTGCATTATATATTTTCAAATGTCCATCACCGTCTCTAGGAAATATAAAAGGATTACCATCCCAATTTGCATTAATATGTTTAATCCATTTCTCATCATTTGTCTTATTAATATGATTTGCAATCGTAACAGAGGATCTCAATTTACCTTGAATTGGTTCTGTACAGACACCTACGTCTTTTATATCCTGATCAAAAATATTTTCTTCTAAACCTTCTACAGGAAATACGTCTAAATCTACTATAAGCACATTATCATATTCTAAGAAAGAATCATCGATAATGGGATTAAGCCATTCCCAGTACGGACCGTTACCGTCAACTAACTTAGAGGCTATGTTAGGATTCATGTGTAGAAGATATTCTGCTCCAATACGATTTGCATACTGTTTCATGAGTTTGCTACTTACTCTACATTCTTCTGTTAGATTACCTGCCCAAACTTGGTATATTAAATTCTTCATTTTTTAATCGTTTCTATTAATTGTACATCTATAATATCTTTTGGTTCATTTCTTATTTTCTTCATGTTCTTTATTACATCTAAAGAGACATATTTAAATCCATTATAATATAAGTGATATTGTGGATCATTAAAAATATCATCTAGAGTTAACATATAATGTGTTTCTAAATACTGATTATGTGAATCAGACGGTGCATTATCATGATAGATTAAATCTAAATCTTTGCAGTCTCTTAAACCGTATAGTGATAATACCGTTGAACCAGTAATTACTGTATTATCATTTGGTTCCGAAGAGTCTATTAGTTTTCTATAATTTGAAAATAGAGCATCTTTTCTATTATTGAGAAAATGTATGCTATTATCATTAAATATCGTTTTAGATATTCTAATGGTTTCTTCATGAGTATCATTAATATGAACAGAATGGTTACCAACATTGAATAATGCTCTAATCTTGTTCTTCATTTCTTTTACAGTTTCAATATCTTTTGCATCTACTAGTACAAATGTTACGTTAGTATTTCCTCCAAAACATTGATTTCCTTTTCTTCTTATTCCTTCTTGATTTGCCCAAGCATTCTGATTCTTGAGTTCGGAAAAATATATTTCTTTCATTAAGCCGAGCTGTCCTATAGGATTTAAATTTTCAGATGATTGATAAAATATGTTAGAATACTTATTAATTATATCCATAACTTCATTAATACGTGTATGGGCAATAGGAAATAAACAAATAACATGTGTATTAGATTTAAGTTTTGCATATTCTAATGCTGTTCTTTTCATAATAGATTGTGATAATCCTTTTCTAGAAAAGTACTTATAATCAGCAATAATAGTATAATTTTCCTTTTCATTCGTATCCCTAACATTAATAGGTCTTTGGTGATATAATGCTGCTGCTAATCTATGTGCACCATTTGGAATATGTCCTTCTTTGTTTACAGGAACTGGCTCAGTGACATTGTTGTTAATAATAGATTTAAATGCAGTGTCAAAATCTCCAAACCCTCTCTTCAGAGGAATACCTTCGCGAAAATTATTCCAAACCCTAATATGTTCTTTATATGCATTCTTATAAAAATTACTTGACAAATTCGATGCATACAAATATTTAATAACAACATCAAATCGTTTGTATGTTAATAAATCATTAGGGTTTCTTGTTTCCAAAACTTAAATCTCTTTTCTCGACGCTATAAGAAAACTAGCATTACCTTTCATTTCATTCCCGATTATCTCTACATTAAATGTGTTACTTAATTGGTCTTTTAATTTTTCGAAATATTCTATATTATCTATTCCATCAAAATGGCTGTTATATAATAACATTATATTATCATACATCGAATACTTTTCTTCAAGTAATTCTCTGTCGGACATTGGCATTTCATTGACACTATGAAATCCAAAAAGAATACTTCTACCTTTTGGATTTATATCTCCTATTTCAATAAAATCAGGAAGATCTAATTCAAGTTCAGTAATATAATATTTTTGAATCTCATGAATAATTGGGAAATCTACTATGTCAAATTTTTTTTCATATCCTAGATTTTTTGCAATTCTATAAAAATTACCATATCCACCACCTACATCTGTAATATGATCAAAGTCTGTAATTTCTAGTTTTAAATTTTCATAAAGGACTGTTAGATAATAAGCATGTTGACTAGTCGATAAAGAATAACCTTCTTTCACTGTTGGAGATCCGATATCAGGATCAATTATTTTAGGAAGTATCTTTGAACAGTATTCATTAGATTTTCCATGTTTCATATATTTTTCTATAAGCCATGTGTTAGGAGGATTCATTGTTTTTGAAATAGTTTTTTGTTTCAGAAAATTTTCTTTGTTTTGAGATTTCTTATTCCAATATATTTCTATGTCTTTCAACATCCTTTCCCATAAAGTAAAATCAGACAACTTCACAGTATGTTACCTTGTACTAATTCTTCATAGTTACGCATCTTTTCTCTCTTAGGACCCGTAGGTGTGACTTTGGTTCTTATATGTATAAATCCAGCTTTCTCTGGTTCAGGTAAGAAACTACATTGGCACCACCTTCGATTTAAGTACGGCGTTTTAGACTTAAATCCTGATCTAAAAACTAATGTATGGAATATGCCTTCATCTTCATAATGATAAGGAACGTTATAGTTATTCATCCATCCCTCATTACCACCTAGTTCTTTTCTTAATCTCTGTCTTGTCGGTAAGTCCATTTTGTATATGGCTCCACCCCAATAGTGAGAATCTTTGCTTGCTATCATAGGGTATTCTGATGCTAGCCTTGCGTGCAATCTTTTCTGTACATCTTCATATAAACCGATACCGTCTTCTTCAAATACATTGTCATTCATATTCTTAGGCGCAAACATATCAATGTCAAGCATCAATACGTTATCATATTCATCGAAAGATTCATCTAGCAAAAATACTTTTTGACATGGAGATGTAAGATGTTTCCTAAAAACTTGTCCTAGTATTAGTTTATAGTCTGCCTGGACACGCTTAGCATATTCTTTTATGTTATCTACTGACAGTTTATCTAATTCTCTGAGTTCTCCAGTAAAGTGCTGTAATATTATATTTTTCATTTTCCTAAAAGCCTCTTATTGTACATAGTACAGTGTTCCTCTTGATTTTATAACAGGATTAAATTTTTGTATGTATTTTCCTAATCGGTCGTAATTATAACCAGAGATATCTACGATTTTATCTTTTTCACCTGCGAATGATGTAGGTTTATTTTCACTACCATAATATTTATTTAGCCACCTAGGCTTCAGTATTTCGCCCGGCTTAATGTCTTCTAATAGTACCATCGTATCATAGGCAGGTATAGACCAAATGTCTGTTATAAAGACTATATTGTTAGAGGCCTGTTCCACACCTTTTACTATAGCTTCATCATAAGTATACTTCCCGGTAGTTAGATAGAATAGTTTTAGATTTGGCGCATCTTGGCTAACAGTTTGTACTTTATACTTTTGAGAATTATTATCTACGACAATAAATTCCATGGGTCCATGTTTGTAGATTAGTGGTAACCAATATTCTTTGAATATCTTGATGTCATCATAATACGAAGTAACTATAGTGACCACGGTTTACTTGCCTCCACTACTGCAGAATGTAATGCTCGGATTTGTCCAGGGGTGTCAATATTCTTAAAATCAGGTATACCACTATCTTGATAATCTAATTCTCTGACATTCCTATATCCTAAAGACTCTAGCATATCTTTCATTTCAGACTTGGACCAAAGATATAAGTGCTGACCTTTTTGATGTAATAAACCTAATGCACATTGTTCTCTCTTAGACCTATGTGAATTATTCGGCGGTGAAAATTTTTCTCTTACAATATAGAAATTATAATAATGTTCAACGAAAGCTTTTTCTTGATCATTCAACTCTTCATCACTTACCAATCTTTCTACAAATTCATAAGGAGGCCAAACTGTACGAATTACTCCTCCCGGCTTTAAAACTCTAAAACACTCTTTAAAGAAATTGATAGCTTGATATTTGTATAAATGCTCTATGAAGTGTTCAGAATATATTCCATTGAAATCTTCATTCGAATATGGTAGTGGTAAGTTAGTAGCATCTCCTCTGTTTACTCCAGAATGTTCTGCTAAATTCATTACTGTCCAATTGAACCCTCTTGGTTTTTCTGCTGCTATTTCTAAATAGGTTGCCATATACTCAACTCCGTATGTTCTAATTCAGGCATTTGAAATTTTAATCTTGCTAGGAAATGGTTTATCTTTCCGTCTGGTTTATTGTTAGTCCATTGGTAAGGCATTCTGTTCCAGTACGTATCTAGTTCTGTAACATCAAATAAACCAGTAGATAACTGTAGGTTAATATACATCTGCTCTGTATATCTTGTATGGAGAACATAATCATCTATAGATGTAAAGTGCTTACGTGCTTTAAGTCTACCATCATGTGACCATAGCTGCAATCCACCATTCATATATCTAAATCTTTCTTTAGGATATAATTTAGACTTAGGAAACTCCCATCCTACACCGAAAAGATGCTTACCGTAAGCTCTAACTCCTCTTTTTTCCAGAGGAACATCCATGACTCTACGTAACCATCCAGCTGGCTGACCAGTATGTACTCCTAGTTCATGAACCATAGCTACATCACCGATCGGTATTTTAAATATGTTCTCACGAGTAGATATTAGCATGTCTAGATCTAAAGTTAGGATCTTATCATACTTCTCGAATTGTTTGTCGTAATATATTCGGGTAGAATCTAATCTTGGGTCTAGGTGAGTAAAATATCTATCATGTAAGAGGAGGTAGTCTGCTCCACATAATTTTGCATAAGCTTGAGCAGATCTGGAACCTGCCTCTGCCCATGCCGGCATTTTAATCCCACCCATATCTTTATCGAAAGATTCGTATGGAATGTAATATTGTAATAATAAATTTTTCATTTCACCAGAATCCTAATATTCTTCCATTTCCTATAATGATAAAAAGACAAGTTACAATGTGAAGTAAAATCCACATCGTACGTATAAGTAGCATGTATATATCATAAGGTTCAGTTTTTTCATCCGAATATGATCCTAAGGAATATAACCATATTCTATATAAATTTTTCATAAATTATTTTTTGTTATCACTATTCCTTGCAAATGCTGAAGTAGCCATGAATGTTGCGACAATACCTAAGTTAGCTACAACATATGTTGATAATAACGCCGTGACCATTTCTATTCTTGCATCTGGTATTATGGGTGACATAGCAACAAGTATCAGTGCTATTGAAGATATTGAAGAAACCCAACATATCAATCTCTGCTGGTCTTGCATCTTATCATTATTTTCAAGTCTTATCATTCTCTCTGTCATAGCAATTTCTTCGTCGGTAACTACACCATCTCCATCGGCATCAGCCTGTTCCCAAATGCTTCCTTTCTGTAGTTTCTTTGCCATCAAGTTCTCCTAAAAGTATTTTACAAATATCTTTAGCTCTATGAAAGTTATTTCTTAAAGAGTTAGATCTATACCCGTATTTATAAAACCATTCGAAACTTTCTTTTAGTCCGGTCTTAACATCTTCTGGAAGTTTAAAATCATACACAATGTCCTCGTATTCTGATCTTAATGTTAGGTAAGTAGCTACTGACATCATGATAAATCTCCTCTATTTGCAATATCTTCTAACTGTCTAA